GATCCAATCGACGTATTAGTTGAAGATGGGGAGGTTGAAAACGATGTTTACAGTGAGAACAACTAAACCAGCCGCAGGCAATAAAAATTACATCAGAAAATCTTCTGGTGGCTGGAATACTTGCGTAAAAGGCAATCCCGCAGATAAAAACTGCGATGTATTAGCAAACTGTGTTGGGTATGCTTCAGGACGTTTTAATGAAATTTATAACGAATTAACTGGACATACTGGACATAAATACTCTACACTTAATTGTAATGCTGAAGGTTTTATAAATAGAGCAAAAGCCGCAGGATTAGAAGTTGGAATGACTCCAAGACCTGGGGCAATTATGGTATGGCAAAAAGGAGCTACATTAAAAGGCTCTGATGGTGCTGGACACGTTGCTATTGCAGAAAAGGTTTTAGATAGTAACTCTGTTTATACTTCTGAATCTAGCTATGGCGGAAAAGCATTCTTTAATTCAACAAGAAGAAATACGAATGGAAAATGGGGTATTGGAGGATCTGGATACAAATTTTTAGGATTTGTTTATAATCCTGCTGTTCAAGTTATTCAAATTACACCAACTGTTGAAAGAGATGTTTATAAAAATCAATTAGTGACTAACGCGGTTATGAATGTTAGAACAGGGATTGAAACAACAAGCCCTTCATTAGGAACAGTTCCAGTAGGTTCTATCTTTAATTATTATGAAGAAAAACAAGGAACAAGTTCTAAATGGTATGCAATTACAGCAGATAAAACTCAATGGATAGCAGGAATAAACAATAATGGACAAAAATATTGTAATATTTATCCTGCGCAAACTAAACCTGTAGAACCTAAACCTGAACCAATTCCTACACCAGCGCCAACACCGCAACCTACTCCTACTATTGATAACAACGCTTTAAAAGTTGGAGATACAGTTAAAATTGTAGGTAAAGGAAATGGTAGTTCAAAAGGAACTATGAATACAGCTTATGGAATTGGATGGACAAGACAAATCTTAAAGATTTGGGAAGGAAGACCTTATCCATATCAAGTAGGAAATCAAAAAGGAACAACAGGCTTCTATAAAGCAAGTGCTTTAGAGAAGAAATAGGACTCTGAAGGGGGAGGAAATAAAATGTTAGAAATAATTATAGGAACATTAAAAATCATGGGTTGGCTAGGAATTATTTTAGGAATTTTAGTTGTAGTAAATATTACAACTGGAACATTAAATAATGTATGGTCAAGTAAGGAAGAATTTTCTTGGAAAAAAATGATTAAGGGTATTTTAAAAGCGGTTATATTTTATTTAAGCGCAGTATTCTTAAGTGTTGCTCTTGCAATTCTACCTTATGTAAATGATATGATTACTGAAATTTTTGGTGTTGTATTAGTTGCTAGCGAAACTTTAGAAACTCTATCAAGTGTTGGAGTTTTAGGTATCGTAATGGCGGCTATTGTTATGCAAGCCAAAAAAGCTATAACTGGGATTACTACTTTTTCTAATGTCACTACGAGTGAAGAAGAAATCACTTGGTCTGTAGAAGAAGAGTAAAATAGATTAAAAATATAAAGGAAGGAAAAATAAAATGGCAAACATTATTAAAATTAAAAGAGGTTTAAAAGCCGATATTGATAAGTTAACATTATCAGCAGGTGAACTTGGGGTTACATTAGATACTCAAGAATTATATGTTGGTGACGCCAATGGTCAAAAACAACTTATTAAAGGTGCTGCCGCAGGTGTAGTAGAAAGCGCTACTAAATTAGAAACTGCTAGAAAAATTAAAGTTAGCGGAGCTGCAACAGGAGAAGCTTCATTCGATGGTTCTGCAGATGCTACTATCGCTTTAACATTAGCTAACAGTGGTGTTACAGCTGGAACATATAACAATGTAACAGTTAACGCAAAAGGTTTAATCACTAGCGCATCAAACAAAGTATACGCTATTTCAGACATTAGCGGATTACAAGATGCTTTAGATTCTAAAGCTGACGCAACTACAACTACAAATGCATTAAACTTAAAAGCAAATGCTGCTGACGTTACTGAATCATTAGCATTAAAAGCAAATATTGCAGACGTATATGACAAAGATGCTATTGATGGAAAAATTTCAACTATTAATGGAAATATTGATAAGAAAGCTGATCAATCTGCTTTAAATACTTTAAGTGGAACAGTTTCTACTCAAGGTGAAACTATTTCAGGAATTCAAAACACTTTAAAAGATAAAGCAAATAGCGCAGATGTTTATACTAAAACTGCTGCTAATGAATTATTATCATTAAAAGCAGATGCTAAAGACGTTTATACATCTACTGCAGTTGATAACTTATTAAGCGCAAAAGCTGACTCTTCTGATTTAGGAAGTTTAGCTGGAAAAAGTGAAGTAGCAGAAACTGATTTAGCAAGTGCATTAGCATCAAAAATTAACGCTGCTGCAACTAAATCTTATACTGATACTGAATTAGCTAAAAAAGCTACAACTACATCAGTTACAACATTAGAAACTAACTTAACAACTGCTATCAGTGGTAAAGCTGCAATCGCAGACTCTTTAGCTGGATACGGAATTAAAGATGCTTATACTAAAACTGAAGTTGACGGTATGGTTGCTGGAACATTCCATTTCAGAGGAGAAAAATCTGCTTACAATCAATTACCAACAAACGCTAAAGAAGGCGATGTATGGCAAGTTGGAGACAAAGAATACGCTTGGGATGGAGATAGCTGGGTTGAATTAGGTTTCAACATTGACCTAAGTGCTTATGCTAAATCTGCAGACGTAGCTGCAACATATGCAACTATTACTGATATGAACAAAAAAGCAAATAGTGCTGACGTTTATACAAAATCACAAGTTTATACTAAAGAAGAAGCAGAAGCTGCTTTCATGACAAACGCTGAAGTTGAAGCAAAAGGATACGCTACAACAAGCGCAATGAATACTGAGTTAGATAAAAAAGCTAACAAAGCTACTACATTAAGCGGATATGGAATTACTGATGCTTACACTAAAACACAAGTTAATACTGAATTAGGTAAAAAAGCTAATACAGCTACAAGTTTAAGTGGATATGGTATCACAGACGCTTATACAAAAACTGAAGTTGATAGTAAATTTACAACTGTTAACAATACATTAGCAACTAAATTAGATGCTAGTTCAACAATCGATGGGGGAACATTCTAATAGGTTTCCCCTATTTTTTTTTATAAATATGAAATAAAAGGAGGCTAATATATGGCAAATACAATTAAAATTAAACGTGGATTGAGCACAAATTTAAATAATGCAAATTTACAAGATGGTGAAATTGCTTTCACAACAGACACTAAAAAATTGTATATTTCTGGAACTGAAGAGCCTATTAATAATAATACGACATATAGTATTTCTAAATCGGGTTCAACTATTACCTTAACAGGCAGCGATGGTTCTACATCAACTGTTTCAGATAGCAATACAACATATACAGCCGCAACTACATCTAAAAATGGTTTAATGTCAACAACAGATAAATCTAAATTAGATGGGATTGCAACTGGAGCGGAAGTTAATCAAAATGCTTTTAGTAATGTTGTAATTGGTTCAACAACAATTGCCGCAGATGCAAAAACAGATACATTAACAGTAGTAGCTGGAAGTAATATTACATTAACTCCAGATGCAACTAATGATAAGATTACTATTGCCGCAACTGATACAACCTATGGGAATGCGACAACATCTGCCGCAGGTTTAATGACTGCCGCAATGGTAACAAAATTAAATGGGATAGCTACTGGGGCAAATAAGACTACTATTGACACATCTTTAAGTAGTTCATCAACTAACCCAGTTCAAAATAAAGTAATTTATAATGCTCTTGCAGAAAAAGCTGCAACATCTGCAATTCCAACTAAAACAAGTCAATTAACTAATGATAGCGATTATGCAACAAAAGCATATGTTAATGAATTAGCTGGAAATGCAGGAATGACGTATCAAGTTGTTACAGAATTCCCTGAAGAAGCTTCTTCAAATGTAATTTATTTAATTGCCAATACAAACACAGGTAATAATAATACATACGATGAATATATGTGGATAAACGACACTTGGGAATTTATTGGTAATACTGAAACTGACTTATCTCAATATGCTACAAAAGATTCTGTTGATAATCAAATTAATTTAGTAGATCAAAAGCTTGATACAAATATAGCAGACAACGAAGCAGAATTTAATGCAATTGACGCCAATATGGTAAACTTAACTGAACAAATTTCAGATTTAAGAAGTTTAATTAATGTTGGTGGCGTATCTGGATTAGAAAATGCAACAGTATCAATTGATGATAGTAAACTTCAAGTTGGTTCAGATGATAGTGCAGCACAAGTAAAATCAGATGGTAATACTTTTGAAATTTTAACAAACGGAGAAATTAGCGTAAAAGCAGATGGGGAAAAACTATATGCTAACAATATTTCAACTAATGGATATATTGATGCTGGTGCGCATAGACAACAAATATTTGAAATAAACGGAGAAATAAGAACTGGATGGTTCTATACAGGAGGAACAGAATAATATGACAAAATTTATGAAATTAGATATACAAAAATTTGCATTAATTACTAGAGAAAATTCAGTATCATCAAACTCTCCTGCATCAACACAAGCAAAAGGTACTTTATATGTTAAGATGGTTGAAAATAGCACTAATATTGCAAATAATACAAGTAATATTACTATTACAGTATCGATGACTCAAACATTGGGCTCTTATGCTCAATATTCTCAACCTACTTTATACTTAAAATGGTATGATAATAATAACCATTCAAGTACAACAACATTTACATCAAAACAGGTTTCTGCCTTATCAAAAGGAGATGTAGCAACATTAACACATACTTTTGATGCTAAGCATAAAGATGATGGAACATTAAGTGGATATGCTATTGCATATTGGTACTATGAAAAAACTGGATATGCACCTGCAACATGTACAGTTACTACTGAAAGTAAGGGGACTGCATTAACAGCTATTCCTAGACAAGCAACTTTAACTGAGGCTCCAGACTTTAATGATGAAGGAAATCCAGTCATCAAATATAGCAATCCTGCGGGAAGCGCAGTTGGGGCATTAGAAACTTGTATTTCTTGGACAGGGGCAGATGATATTGCATATCGTTCTTTATCAACTTCTGGAACAAGTTATACTTATAATTTTACAGATGCAGAACGTAAAAAATTAAGACAAGCCTGTGCAACAAAAGACTCAATGACTGTTACTTTCTATGTTAGAACAACACTTGGTGGTTCATATTATCATTCAACAATTAAGAAAACTTTCTCAATTGTTAATGCAACACCAACGATTTCCGCAGCATATGAAGAAACAAGTACAACTGCAAAAAATATAATTGGATCAAATGCAGCTAGTTATGTAATTAAAGGTATTTCTCAACCTAAAATTACATTAACAACATCAGTTAAAAAAGAAGCAACTTTATCTTCAACAAAAATTTCTGATGGGACAACTAGTTCATCTGCAAGTTCATACACTTTTACAAATCCTAATAGTGGTTCATTTACTTATGAAATGACAGACTCTCGTGGTAAAAAAGCGAATGGAACATTAACAAAAACTTATATTTCTTACTTTAAACCTGCTATTTCTAATAGTAAATTTACATTCAAATCAATCACTGATAATTCTATTGTTTTAAATGCGACAGCTACTTATTATAATGCAAGTTTAGGATTTCAAACATCAAATCCTCTTACAATTACAGTATTAAATAGTGCTGGGACAGCTGTAAAAACATTAACATCAAGTGAATATTCTGTATCAGGAAATAATATTACAATTTCTAACTTGTCTATTGGTCAATCTGGTGCAGATAAAGTTGGACAATCTTATACTTTAAGAATTGCGGATACTTTTGATAAAGCTGAGTCAAGTAATATTTTATCTGCGGCAGTTCCAACTTTTGAAGCTGGAAAAGATTGTTTCCAAATTAATGGAACATTATACCTTGCAGATAGCACAAGAAGTAATGTAAAAACTTTAAAAGCTACAATGGTAGATACAATTTATCCAGTTAACTCAATTTATATGTCAGTTAGTTCAACAAGCCCAGCAAGTTTATTTGGTGGAGAGTGGACTCAATTAAAAGATAGATTTTTAGTTGGTACTGGAGATACTTATTCTAATGGAGCTACTGGTGGGGCAGCATCTGCATCACATAGCCACACAGTTAACTCACATAACCATAGCGTGCCTGGGGTATCACATAGCCACACAAACGGTTCATTACTAGCTTGTATTACTTTTGATGCGCAAACAGGTATTGCAACAAGATGGACAACATCTCGTGGGGGATATACTGCGACAGGTATGAAAAAGGCTACTCAAGTTGTTGCTAATAATACAGCTTGGTGGTCAGAAGCAACAGAAGTTAATGGTACTACTGCAGCAACAACACCTGCAGCAACAACTTCTGGAAACAGCTCACCTGGGACTAACTCACAAACAGTTGCTACAATTCCACCATATTTAGCAGTATATATGTGGAAAAGAACAAAATAAAAAAGTGGATAGGAAACTATCCTTCTTTTTTTTATGGACTAAATAAAATAATATATTTTTTATTTTTTTTAAATATTATTAGAAACT